AAAGTTTTTATCCTTAATAACCTTTAGCTCTTCATCTAGACGTGCAAGGTATTCTTCGCTATATACTCCACGCTCTTTTAGGCCAGCAATTGCAAGCTCATAGAGCTCTCCGTCTGGATCCTTATACTGCACAGGAAGAAGGTCTTGATGGTCTTTAATGTCATAGTCTTCGATCTTATCTACAATGTCTAGGGTTGCCTGGTACATGTCTTCACGATCAATTCCCTGAGACTCCATGGCTGACTTCATCTCTTCGTATGACAATAGGTGAATATCAAACTTGTTAAAAGACATCTGTCTATCTGCACCATAAAGGTAGTCAAGCTTGTCCATAAGACCCTCGTGCTTGCGAGCTTTTTCGTATGTTGCATCTTTTTCTGGCTTACTAGAATATGAGTTTAGGATTAGCTTAAGCTCTTGAATCTCTTTCTGAGACGTATCTGAGTGATGACAGTCTGGAGTTACCACTGGAGTAATACCAAATTCATCTGCTAGCTCAAGCAAAAGCTTGTTGATTTCTGCAGGGTTATGTGGCATTACTTCAATGTAGTAGTCGTCGCCAAAAGTTTTCTTTGCCCATTGGATATGCTCTTTGGCAACAGCAAGGTTTTCTGCCTCAATGGCTTTTGCAAGAAATCCTGACAGACATCCAGAGGTAACAATTAGTCCCTCTTTGTACTGCTCCAGAATTTCCCAGTCAATGCGTGGCTTCTTGTAAAAACCCTCGGTCCAGGCAAGCTCATTTAGCTTATTAAGGTTTTCAAGCCCTTTGGAGTTTTTAGCTAGAACAATAAGGTGGTTGTAGTTCAGATCAAGCAGGTCATTTTTTTCCTTCTTGTCTGTGTGGTCAAAGCGATCCTTGGTGATGTAACCCTCGATGCCGAGGATTGGCTTGATACCTGCCTCCTTGGCAGCACGATACATTTCACGGTGACCAGATAGAGATCCATGGTCAGTAATAGCAATAGCTGGCATACCCAGCGATACGGCACGGTCCACATATTCTTGCGGAGTGGCAATTCCGTCAAACAAACTATAGTGCGTGTGGACGTGAAGGCCTGCGTAGTTCATATTATCCTTAATGTTGTTTTATAATGTGTAAAAATTATGACATATTTTTAATACGTTGTCAAGACGTGTAAAGAAAGTGGGGGCACCGTTTATAGATACCCCCACAATTTTATTTTTTACCAGTCGGTATTTGTTGCAGTGATTGAAGATGGTCCATCAAAGCCCAGGTAGAACGCCTCTTGCTCTGCGTAAGGAACATGTCTTACAACCTTGTCTAGATCAAATGGCTCTACGCCATTCCAGTCAAATGGTTCTGAGTCTGGCTTGGTTGGGATCAGCGTGTAGTTAGTCTCAGTTCCCTGGCCATTACGCTTAATCTTCCACTCTAGGTTAGAGATTGATCCAGTCTCAAGTGCGTATTCACGTAGGGTGTTAAAAGCTGACTGCTTAGAAATACCCTGTGACCATACAGCTACATATGGATCTTCTGTTCCGTCATCTACCAGCACGTTGCAGTAGAATCGTAGGCGAGCCTTCCAGCCTGCCTTTGGATCTTTTCTGTGCATCTCTTCTGCCCAGTCTCGACCCTCTGACTCCATAGTGTCCAAAGCTTTACGCTTGTAGTCTTTTGGATTGGTGTGTTCCTTAACAACAATTGCTAGTCCTCGTGCTGCGTTGTAATTCGCAGAATCTTCGTCTAGCTCTTCGATGAAACGAATCTTTGCAGACTGACCATCTGCTAGCTTTACCCATCGAACCTTTGGTCCATTACTTTCATACTTTGGCTTATCTACTAATGCACTGATATCTTTTAGCCCTCTAGTTATACTCATTTTTCTCCTTGTTTTTATAACGGTTTATTATTGTAGCATACTGGCAATAGATCTGTCAAATGATAGATCGATGTTTTTAATTGCATCATCTGACATGTCGCCAATATCCTTGTATTGCTTATCTATTTTAATAACGCTAACACGAGAACCAAGTCTTTCAACTATCTTGTCTTTCATGTTACCGCCTGCTTCATCATTATCTGCAATAACTATTATGTTATTGAAGTATTTTTTGAGTAGGTCTGTTTGTATGTTGGATACGTTAGCCCCCAATGTTGCTACCGCTGGGAATCCACACTGGTCAAGTCGGATAGCGTCAAAAGATGACTCTACCACGTATACACGATCGGCCGTCTTTACACGATTAAGATTGAATAGGGTCTTACTCTTTGGCAGACCAGGAGTGTTTTTAAACTCTTTGCCCTCGATGGAGCGTCCGACAAATCCAATCTCCATTCCATCTGGGGAATGAACTGGGATAGTTACCATGTCCTGCTTCTCTGAAAATCCTAGCTGAAACTTTTTTACGGACGCTTCAGTAATTAGTCTTCCAGAGTAGTAACGCATTGCACGGGCTGATTCAAGTGCCTGCTGATTTAAACGCTTAATCAATACTTGGTCATACTGAATGTATAATGGCTTTTCCTGTAGTTGCTGATCGATGTCGTATGACAAATCTCCAGCTATTTCTTTGCTCTTAATAAATCTTGCCGATTCAAAATAGCTTCTTCCAGATGTATGCATGACTAGCTGCACTAGGTCTGTCACGTGCTGGCAAGAAAAGCAAAAGAACAGTCCAGATCTTTTATCTACCTCTCCTGCTGGAGATCGTGAGTTATTGTGAAATGGGCAAAATATAATGTAGTCAGAGTCTACTTCTGATTCAATTGAGATTCCTGCTCCTGCAAGAACTCTTTTGATTTGCTCTGCCGTGTAGGCACCGCCACTGTTCCGTCTATTCCCTGTATGCATTCGCTCTGTTTCTTTCCCACATGTATTCCATATATTGATAAATTAAAAGTAAAAGATTCTGTCTTTTCATTATACTCTATTGTGAAGTCTGGTTCAATGTCTATTCTTGGAACATATCCAGAAAGCCTCATCTCACTGACTAATAGCCTTATATATTCAATTTTTAGTCTTGCTATTTTTGCATCGTCATTGATGTTTCCATCTAGGAAAAACCTTCTGATGGGCTTGTGATGTATGTTTGCCATACATAATTATAACTACTTATCTTCGAAGTCCTTGTACTTGTACCAGCCCTTATCGAAGTCTACCTGGACCAAGAACTCGCCCATAAAGCCATTACGGTTCTTGCGGAATACACATTCTAGGATGTCGCTATTAGTTGCTCGACCAAGAGCTAGCACCCAGTCAGCATCGTAAGCGATCTGGCGAGACCAGGCTGTCTGACCCAAAGTTGGAACAGTGTCTAGCTTATTAACATCATCTGGTGTAGCAGACGAAATAGCAATAATTGGAATCTCTTCGCTAATAGCCATAAGCTTTAGTTCACGAGACAGGTTCTTCATCCTAACAGTTTCGTTATCAGACTTCTGGTTTGGAGACATTAGCTGTAGGTAGTCCACAATAATTAGATCAGGCTTATACTGATCAATCTTTCCACGAATGACTGATGGAGTTACCTCGCCACCTGAGTCGTTAGAGATGATATGGAACTCTGGCTTACCAGCAAGTTCTTTTGCATGCCAACGCTTTAGATCTTCTACCTCAATCTGTCCGTTAGAAAGCTTTCTATGTGACCAAAGACCTTCACCCATAATAGCAAAGACACGGTTACGAACTTCTGTCTCGCTCATTTCAAGAGATATAATTAGTGGTGACTTGCCCTGCTTCCATGCTTGGACAGCCATGTAGAGTGCAAACCAGGACTTACCAATACCTGGGTATGCAAGAAAGACCCCAAGCTGTCCTGGCATAATTCCAGCAGGCAGGTAGTTGTCAAATCCTGGAAGCCCAGTCTTAATTCCAATTGCCCCAATTGCATTTTGACGTTGAACGTTTTCATAATATGCCACTGCATCATCTAGATCTGTAGCGTCGATATCACGAATAGTAGCAGTATTTTTCTTTAGTGTTGATGTCTTAGTGATAAGCTCTTCTAGGGCTTTAGCTCCTTGTCCAGACTGCACATCAGATGCCGTGCTACGCAAGATATCTTTCAGGCTGTCTGTCATATACTCTGCCTGAAGCTCTTCTAGGTGATACTTTGTTGCACCAATTCCGTCTACTGGAGAGAAGTCACGAAATTTGTCTACAACTAGTGAGAGTGGAGGAACGGTAGCATTTGCCTCGGAGTAGTTTCTAATAAACTGCCAGATATCATTATGGGTTCGCAGAATATTGTCTACGTTTGCCTGCAAGAGTACGTGGACCTGCTTGTCCTGAAGGACTGCAGAAATTAGTTTTGCCTCTGTATTACTCATTCAACCACGCCTGAGCCAACTTTCGTCGCTCAGCTCTCTCCTCAATATCTCGTTTATAGTCATTTCTTGCCTCAATTATTTTATCAGCGTAGTTCGCAAAGTATTTCCAGGTTGGAGTCTGTGCTGTGCTGAAATAATATTCTAGCAGATCGTAGCAAAAAGGTAAAGTGTATGACTCAATTAGGGCATCTGCAGCCCACTGCTCTACGTTTAAATTAAGTAATGGCTTCTCTTCATACTTAGCAGTGTGGAACTTGCTGTATCGAGAAAGCAAAGCCATTCGGTCTTTGCGTTCTACAGCCATTAGTCTTCTTGGTTTTCTTTAATCTTATCGTGCAGCTTTGTCTCAACAAATGAGTAGATGCGATCGAAGGCTTCGCTTGTGGTCTCACCATCTCGTTTTGAGTCTTGGATTCCTATATCAATACGCAATGATTGAAAGTTACCCAGATTTAAAGTGTAGCCAAGTGCTACATTTACTTTTGTCTCGTCCATACCCATACCTCTTTAACTAAATTGATTCGCCCCAAATTGGAATGAATCTGCCATCTTCTGTTCTCGTATAAGTCAGTATACCATCGCCCATACGTCTTGTCAACTCTTGTCTTGTTGGCGTTACATCGTTAGTAATCAGCCCATCAATTCTTGGCCTTCCCTGATGGTAGGAGGCAAGTATATCACGAATCTCACGAACCTGAGACTCTGAGTAGTAGCTTCTAACCTGCCATCCAGTTGACCCACCCTTTTGAGAGCCAGTAGGAAATGGAATGACCCCACGATTCATAAGGTTTGGCATATACTTTTTGTGTCGATTGACTAATATTGCAGTTTCTCCAACAGTATAGGCCCTTTCTCTATTTCTTTTAAAATCATTAATAAGACAACTTTCTATCTGATCCTTTACAATATTGTAAACAGACATTATGCCATTTGACTTATTTAGGTGGTGAACCCTTACAAGATCACCATTTAAAAACCAGACCTTTTTGCTTCCAGGAATTACTGGAGCATTATTATAAGACTCACTATCAGTAAAAGCCATGAGTAGCCTTAAATGCTTGGAAGGCCAACTGCAATCAAGTTTACGCCCACCTCTGGTGTATCCACAGTACTAAACTTTACAACTACTGTTGCAGATGATGTGGTAATATCTTTTACATACACAGAAACTGCCTTGCCAGAAAAGCTAGTATTAATAATAACTGGGCTAGCCGTTACTACTGGCGGATAAGCAAACGTAACCCCGAACTGGTGAATTTGTGACACTTCATTAGTTGTTGATCCAGTGGCATTAGAAACCTTCTCGTAACCACCAACAAAGACCAGGTCTGTAGTTCTGATGGCAGCTTTGGTGCCAAGGGTTGATGAATAAATGTTTGAATTACTAAACTTAGAAGATATTTTTGTAACAATGTCGTTTACCGTTGTTACTATCTTTGTGATATAGCTACTGTCAATTGGCTGACCTTTGCTTGGTTGTGGAATGCTCATAGATATATTATACCACTAGAACCTATGGGGTTCCACCACTAATTCGATATGCTGTTGATTTCTTCTCGGTTTCAAACAGCTTGGCTGCATTGCTCTTATTCTTTGGGAAAGTTGTAATTTGAGCCCATAGCTGAACATACTTTTTACCAGATTCTACTGCCAGAGTAAATGAGTCAGATGCTGTGGTGCCTGCAAAAGCATAAGGAGTCCATGTGGAGTTATTCTCAGACCAACTAGCATATATATCTAATGTAGGAGATGTCAGTTCTGCTGGTGTTGTCCAGCTAAGAGTTACTCTATCTCCGTTAGAAGATATAGTGTATGGAACAGTCGCATTGTTGATAATGCTTTGAACTGTTCTTGCTTCTACAGCATATTTTGGTGACCAGGCAGATGTTCTAGTCTTATCTTCTGAGATTATCCTGTATCTGACTAAGTATTTTGCGACCAGAGATCCTTCCTCAACATTGGCAGACAATAACTTTGATGGTGGGAGAATAACCTTTTTTATATTTTTATCGGCCATTACTGAACCCCAATGTTAAACCTAAACTCTACAAAGTTTGAAGTATTTGGATCTTTAACAATTGGCCTTGGGTATGACCCCTGAAGAACGCTAACTGCATTTTTAATTACAGTATATCCAACCAAGCCATACAAGGCGTTTCCAGAAGACACGTTATCAAGTCTAATAGCGTCTAGTGCAACATAAAAAAGTTCTGGGTCCGTGGCATCAACAACCATATAAATCTTTATCTGACTTACTGATTTCCAGCTAAATGAGTTTGAGCTATATGCCAAATCTCCCAGAGATTGACTTGCTACAATGTATCTATTCTCTTCGAAGGTCACCTCTTCGTTTTCCGTGCCCTGCCCCACAAAGAATTTTCCTCTAGCATACGAAGACGACTCCGAGTCTACAAAGTCTATAACCATCTTTATTCTAGTTGGATTGTCGGTGGACTCTCCTTCTTTATTTAAAACTGAGAAAGCTACTTTTATAAGGTCTTGCGGTGAGTTTTCGCTAAGATCGACAGATGCTCCAGACAGCTGAATATAGGAGGATCCAGACGCTGGATTGTCATCTTCATCAAGTGTTGAGAAATCTCCACGGGCAAATATTGATTCGTTTAAAAATCTTGGACGCTCGTGACGATTTAATCTTTCTGCAGAAGCTAATGCAGAGTTGTCTGCGTTTGCTCTAAAGACTATTTCGCCTATACCTATATCATTAGTATCATTATCATAGTCCAGAGCATCGTCAATTGTTATAATGGTTGCCCCAGAGTTAGTCCAGTTTTCAGCTGTTGTAAATTTAGCAATCATCTTGCTGTCTGCAGTTCCTGCAATTGAATCCGATGCTGCTGGATAGATTCCTACCTCAGAAATTTCATACCTATCTTCTGTTGGTAGCTCAGCAGTAACTACAAGCTGGGGAGAGTTTGAATTTTCATTAATGTATCCTCTGGAAATAATTGGCATCCTGTATGTTTCAAACTCTAGGGATGTTTTGTCTGCGTAATCTGGAAAAGCATCTTCTGGGCTTAAGGGGGTGGCTCCACGGCCAATAGCAATATAAGATGCGTAGGCAGGGGTCTGACCAATTAAATATTTGGCCACGATATTTTTACCAGTATTTGTAATCATATTTTATCCTCAATACATTGTATCATCATAGAGTCCTTCATAGGCCAATATTTCCACTTCGACTCTTTCATTGTTGTTCAGATCTAAGTTAACAATATCAATAATTAAGCTATCTTGATTGGCACCCTCTTGATTATTAATGTAAACGTGAGCATTATCTGGGCCAGAGCCCTCCAATGGTATATATCTATTGATATCTAGTGGAAAAGTGTTAAAGTATTGATCTACAGTATTCTGAAGGCCAATCATTTTTTGTGGAGAATATTCTGCTGTTAAGGAGCTCAGATTTCTAATTGGCTGATTCTTATTTACTTCTCCGTCTAAGTAGTATGTCATGTCACTTCTTGCCATACTTATAAGCTCTTGGCCAGCCAAGTCTTCGAAAAGGAGTGAATTCATGTCTTCAATATGAAGGCCAGAGTCGCTATACACAAACAGATCGGAAGTAGCTATCTTCACATTTTGAACCTTTGGGCCTGGTGTAACCGTAGGCAATCTTGGAGTAGGATCTACCATACTAAACAACCTCACTTAAATAAACTGTCATGGCTGGGCCATTTTCCTGTCTCTTATATTCTATAGAATACACAACAAACCTAGAGTCTGAGAGCTCGTTGACATCATTCATCACATAGTCAAGGTCCACAATGTCACCTAGCTGAAGTGTTGGCATTGGGAACATTTCAATACCTATTGACTTTCTAGGCTTCATCACCTTTTTGATCATCCAGGCCATCATATCATTTGCCGAATCCGTGTTCTGAATAAAGGGAACGTCTAGCGTAAAGTCTTTCTTTCCATAGGTAATCCTGCTGTTTTTAATATCATTAAACTCTTTCTTTGCCTGGGATATAAAGTTTCCATTAAACTTTAGAGATGAAAAGTCTGATCTCTTATTAAAATATTGATCAACGGTTAGCTCGTTCTGTGATTGCTGGGTAAAAGCTATTCCGTGAATTCTTAAGTAGTTACCGCTAGAGTCATCCAGGACTAGTGTGGTGTCTGTGTTATTGAATACCAAGAACTCTGCACCATATGGAGAAGAAACAAAGCCAGAAACAGTATATCCCTTTAGGTAGTTCTGCACTGGAGCCATTTTTGCAATAAGGGCTGGGTAAGCCTTACCGTCAAAGCGTACATTAAAGTATGCCGCTTCACGCATTATGGTTCCAAACTCTTCATAATATATGTTGTATTCTGGGGTAGTGGCGGAGCTAATACCAGAGAGATAGGTTTGCTGAATTGCCCCACTTAGCGAGTATTTATTGAAAGACTCTGTAGTGGTTATATTTCTATCTAAAAATGCCTGGCTAGAGACTGGTGCATTAATCAGTGAGGATGTGTTTTGGCCATAGTTAGTCGTTAAGGCATATAGGTTTTCGAACATTACTCTAGAAGATCCACGAATAAAAAGTGCCATGTTGTTGCTGTTTACGTCTACTATTGGATCGGTATCTTCTACAATGGCCACAATCTTTCCATTAATGTAAAGATAGAATGTTCTAGACTTTGCATTGTTCACATACTCGACAGACAAATCGTAGACTGTTGGGACCTCTTCAGCATAAACTCTGGACTGCCCAACAAAATTTCCATCATCAACGGATATCAAGGTTAGTCCTGACCATAGGGTGATTGGCACTGCCTTTGCTGTATCTGCTGCACCATCTTCTTTTTGAATCTTATAGAAAAATACATTTTTGATATTTGAGGAAGCATCTGTTGTAGCCAACTTGGTATCAGTAAGGGCTGCAATCTCAAAGTAATATCCGTTATTGGTTTCTGGATTAAGAAGGACTGCCATACCTCCAGAAGACCCACCAACCTGATCAAAGTATGGCATAGATCCTGTTGGGGACTGAGTGACGTCACTTGTTGCACTAGTCTTTCCGATAATCCTCATTCTAGTTCCGAAGTGAACAAACCTATTCTCTAGTGGCTTGTAGACATAAGATACTAAGTCTGCTGGCTTTTCTACTGTGGTGAAAGATGGCCCGTTCATAACTAGGGCGGAGGACTGTATGCTGCCTGGATTATTTTTTGTAGTCTTTAGCGAGTTTACTACAGACTCTGGGATATTGGTGGAACTAAGGTATGTTTTTACTATTCCTCCGACAGTTGTCTGCTTTGCCTTTTCTAACTTGCCCAAACCTGCCTTACCAGAAGTTGTTGTGAAGGTACCACCATTAATGAGTTTATTATAATCCATTTCACAACCATTAAATCTAGCCCCACTAGTCCAGTCTGAAGATACTCCTGCTGGGTGCGAAGTAATCGTGGTTCCAAACTGTGATCTACCATGTTTTACAACATCTCCAGACTTCATCGATCCATCTACGTTATATGCTGGCTCTGAGTAAATTCTTATACGGCCAGTTGGGAAGATTTTTCCATTCCTTGTCAGCTTTGAAAAGTAGTCCTTATACTCTTGAATATCTGATACCCAAACATTCCCGAGGCCAGAAACAAAAAACTCTACTGCATCATACTTTATAATCTCTCCGTTTGCATAAAAATAGCCAGAGTAGCGTCCAATTGATGATGCCAGAATTGATTCTCCAAAATCAATTACATTGTTTGTCACTGCTCCGTTGACAACTTTTGGTGGCTCTGCATTTAAAGTGGTTGAAAGCGAGTATGCAGCAAGGGCATAAGCAGATGACTGGCTTACTGGCTCTTCGTTTATTGGAGTTATATTGTCTGAAGGTGATATTTCCCAAAGCTCTACTGGCTTATACATCCAGGTATACTCGTTTGCCAGCTTTGTTGCCTGCTGAATTTGTGGAAACTCTCTCTGTATGTATCTAGTAGTGTAGTTTATCTTTCCATCATTGTACACGTGGTTAGTTGTTTGACTTACGGAAATAATGTTTGCAGAATCTGATATTGTTACATCAGTCTCTCTCTCGTTTTCTGCTGGCATTATGTAGTTCTTTGTCATCAAAACAAGATCGTTTCGCTCATCAAAGAACATTGCAGTTTGAGTAGATATTGCCAAGGAATTCAAAACTTCTGCTACGCTTGTGTCTGGAGAAATAAAGAAATATGGAATAATTGGATCTTTTTCGTTTTGCACCCTATAGAACTTGTAGTTAGATACGCCAACTGAATCTAGCAAAACCGATATTGCATAGGTTAATGAAACATCAGTTAAAAATATTTGCGGTGCTGTCGTAGACTCTAAGTAAAGGTAAAAATCTCTTAAGGTTATTTCTACGTTTCGCTTCGTTGCATCAATTGTAGGAAAGCCTTCCGAGTACATGGTCTTTACTGGAACATAGTAGTCATAGGTATTTCCATCTGATGCCAGGACTTCGGACACAACCTCATAGAACTTAAATTGAAGATTCTTGTTTGAAAATTTAGAGATTAGGCTTTCAGAATTATTTTCTGAAAATGCCTGATCATAATCAAACAAGCTTATTGATCCTGTAGAGGCAATCAGCTGCCCAACAGGCATTCCAGTTACGCCAAGGTCGGAGGCTGTTTTTTCTATGGAGTATCCAGATGTCTTATCTGATATGTCTACCGCTAGTCTTGGTGATAGCTCAATTAGATCAAAGGTTGATTCCTCTTTTCCCATAATTTTTACAACTATTCTTAGTCCATATAAATAGTCAAATTCTCTATACGATATCGGTTCGCTGGCAGTTGGTGAGTCAAAGCTGGCTGGATTTGTTAGGTCTGTCACGTACTGTGTCTTAGAACCAACCTCTTGGCCATTTTCATACCACCCATATTCTGCACTAAACAGTGCGTAGTCAAGCAGGTCGTCAAGCCAAATTGCAAAAGTTCCCCTGTCAGACTCGTTGGTTTTGATTAGATAAGCATACCCATTCATTGACATTGTGGGCAAGGCAAGTCTTGAAGAATACTCTCCTGCATAGACAAAAATATCTTTATATTCATTTGGAACAATTAAACCGTAAGCCATTTCAAGGTATCCGTCAAAAGCTATGTCTGTTGGCATGTTGCCATATCCAACTAGGTCTTCCCAAATATTATTACTTGTAAGCTTCTGAATTTTCCAGCTTGATGGCGTACTAGCATTCTGACTACCATAAAAAGGATCTGGGTATCCAAAGCTACTAGATAAGTCTACTGAACCAACCTGAGTCTGCATCTTGATAACAATCCTATTTGCTGGAACCTTTTCCTTGTACACCACGAATGGTGCTGTGTCGTCTATAAATGGGCCAGAATCTCCAGTTTTAGAGATTCCTCTTTCTATTCCATTTTCAGTTCTAAAAGATGTCCAATATTTAAACTTGTCATCTTTATCTGCAGTATAGTACCTAGGTCTTAGGTGCATTCTATTGTTAGGATTTGGAATCAAAGTTTTATCATTAAAATAAACAAACTTATTAATACCAGATCTTGGTCTAAATCTTCCAAAGCAATCTTCCAAAGAATATAAAAGATTGTTCTTTTCTTTTATGGACTTAAAGGTAATCGGAACCCCATCTGAGTCTACCCCTCCATCTACCACTATATCGGCATCTGTAGCCCCTGTGTAGGCCTTAGTGGCGTCTGTAGCATCAAATGATGGGTATGGGTTGTAAAACGGCGAGGAGGTCTCCAGGGGCCTGTGCCTATAGTTTCCAATTTGCTTAATGTTATCTGCGTAGTTTAAGTTCCACTCTGCAATAACTAAGGCGTTGCTTTTAATTGTTGAAGAATTTAATAGGTGAGATTTTAGGTCTGGATCTGAGTACATACTAAGCCTCTTCCAGTGATATATTCACATTCCACATGTCGTAGTTAGTTCCGCCACGCTTTTGAACAGAGTAGTCGAAGTTTGAGATGAACATTTCTACTACCTGATTATACTGGTTTAGGTGTGCGTATGGGTTAGTATCTGATGCAAAATTATTTAACTTGTCATATGCAAGGTATACCCAGAATGAACCTTTGTGGTTTTCATACCAGTTCAAGAGATCTACTCCGCCTGCTCCACCATCAGCAGTGTATTCTAGGGCAGATGTGGCACCTTCAGTGTCATAGCTTGGACTTAACTGATGTGACCTAGATGGCAATAGTGACCAAGACAGGCTTAGGTTTAACTTATCTGCAATGTAGTAGGAACGCATTTTTCCAGTAACCAGCCTCATACGCTCTTCAATTCGTGTTGTGCTAAAGTTTATTGGGCCACGATTATGATCTGAAATTATTATAAAAGATGAGTTCGGCCCCTCTGCCGAGCCAGACTCGTATCCATCTGGAACGTAAACTCCGTCAACTATTGTTCCTGGGTTATCCGCAAATAGGATAGCCTGGGGACGTTGGTATCTCTGTCTACCTGCTAGGTATTGTGATGTAGCCATTAGAAGGTATTTCCCCTTATTCTTTGTGAATCGACCTGTTTAATCTTTGCCATAACCGCTCTTGCAATGTCATCAGTAGACGCATTTGTTCCAGCATTTACATTAATACTATAATTATACACTGACTCGCCAGAATAGTTTCCATCATTTATACTCTTTAAATTGTTTACGCCAAATCCATCTACTGCTGATTTTTTAACTACGAACTCTCCAGGAGTTAGCATAGCAGGAATAGTATCTGTTCCCTTTGCAAAACCACCAGTAGCCATATACTTAGGAATTAGTCCACCCTCAGATTTAAACAGTCCTCCGAAGAAGCTTCCGACACCCTTGGCTGCTCCACCTACCCAATCAGAGACTGTCTTTGTAACTGCCTTGGTGGCCATATCGATAGCATTTCCGACTAGGTTCCATTGGCTAGCACCGCTAGTAGTGACGCCCTTCATTATTGGGTTTGGTTTTGTGGTGGTGGTAGTAGGCCTTCTA